GCATTGCTTTTTCCATTATAAGCATACACAGGCTGATTTTGCATGTTATATCCTGCACCCGTATAAGCCCCTGTTGGCATCCCGGTTAGTGGGGAACCCACTAGGTTTAATGGTCTATCACTATTTGGTACAACTTCTCCGTCACGAAGATTCATTTTAGTATTATAGGATGTTGCATTTTGAATACCATAGGTATTTCTACCACCATGATTATCATAGGGTTCATGGTATGGCAAATGATACACTATTGTGTCTGTCAGTACTGGTATGACATTGCCAAGAGTGTCTAGAATACCATCTTGCTGGTTCAGATCATTGGGACCTTGTGCGGCAATTGCAACTGTTGCCAGTGGTGGCTGAGTTCCATTTATATCAACCCTATTGGAAAATAAATTTATTTCACTTGCGGATGATAGCCCATAATCCTGTCCTGTGCTTTCGTGGATATATCCACCAGCGGCTCTGTTCCAGTTTGTACCTGCTGTATCAAATCTCCCCTGTCCACTATAGATATGCATATCCGCACCACTGGTGATAAAAAGGTATTCAGTACTTAACAAGTGCAAACTGTTGTTGCTTTGTATCCGGATAAAACCATTCTTTTTGTTGGGATTGCAAATCGGTAGCCCTCCAATTGGACTCTGTGCATCTCCGGTACCAGGAACTACATTGTTTGCTCCTCCTGGAGGTTGTCCGGGAACAGGTGTACTTCCACCTGTTCCCAATAAATCTGGTCTATTCATGTATAGATTGGCTTCCTTGTCTGGTAGACCGGGGCTGACACCATGACGCACTTGAATACTTTGGCTGATTAGATTGGCTGCTCCCTGGAGATCTTTATTAAGCATAAAATTGGTAATACCTTGGTTTATTAACCATGTAACCGCTGATGGTAGACCATAATCAATACTGATCATGGCTGCTTGTTGATACGGTCCTAATATATCCCATGCCCCTCCTAAAAGACGTTTTACATCAGCCATATATCTAGGGATATCCATTTCCAAAAGTGCTTTGGCCTGTTCTTGTGTCATAGTAGCACAACCGGGCTGAGGAGTTTTACTTGTTATGGGCACCCTGCCTGCAGTACCAGTATCAATATAACCTTGGGCAAATTCATTGGGCTTTATCTGATGTCCATAGCCAATGCTTACCAAACCCTTGGGCTGAGTGTCCCAATATGCTTTTGCAGCATACCCTTCATGTTGTGCTATAAAATCTCTTGCGACTACGGTTGTGTTAACATCGGGACCTGGGGCTTGACCTGTTTGTGTGGCAACATTGCTTGATGCGGCAACTGTTCCGGTGGATTTACAAGTAGGTGGTGGAGGTTGGGATGCTGGCTGCACATTTGTTGTTGCTCCACCGCCAAGGTTAGAAACAGTTAGATTACTGGTGCTGATGGCTGCCGAACCACTTTGTGGCTGTGTTGAGGTGGTGGAGGTGGAAACATTTCCATTTGATCCAGTTTGCTGTGGGCCATTGCCAGCGGGATTTGCTGGCTTGAGCAAGGCTTGTACGTCATTGGTTAAAACATTGTAGTCACGTGGATTTATATGGTCAGCTGTAGGATATTTTTGTAAATCAAGGGTTTGATCACCTTTTGAAGTGGCAAACTTGCTGATAGTAGCAGAACTATCTTTATTATACGGCAGAATCCAAACATAATTTGACGCTGCAAGTGTGCTGCGGATTTTTGTAATATTTTCAAGTAAACCTGATTGATCCAGAGTATCTATTGGTTCATCACCAGTACTGATAACACCATTTACAATGCCATTGCTGCCTGTTGCATTATCTTGTACAGCTTTGAGTGCATTGCTGCTATCTGCACCTGGGTTTGCAAGGTTAGTTGATCCTGGTATTCTTTGGGCAATTGCTGCCGCTGTTCCACCACCGACCATGGCTGCTGGACCTACTTGGGGTGGTGCAGGTTGCGGCACATTGGCCCCTGGATTTACCACCGGTGTTTTGGCAGTGGTGCCTCTGGCTTTCATATAGATATTTTGACCAGCCTCTATGTTGATATCCTGGTCAGCGCGAAAGTTTAAACTGCCCTGACTCCTAAGACTGATATCGCTGTAGGCATAAATGTCTACCTTACCACCAGCATCCATACTGATCCAGTTTTTTCCATCAACTGAATTCATATAGATACAACCGGTGGTATCATTTAACAGCAATTGGACACCGTTAGCAGTTCTGAGTCTTATGTATGTATTGTTCGGGTCTTCATCAAAAACAAACTGACTGCCTCCAGGTGTTAAAATACCACTGACGGCATTAGGTGGATCGCTTCTTCTGGCACCGGCACTACTAACCCCTCTAATGATGTCTTTGTCTAGTCCCTGTTTAACTAGTTGGTCTGCTAATGGATATACTGGACGGGATTGTGGCTGTCCATTTTGCTGTGTTATTTTTTTATTGTATTCTGCGGTGGGTAACGTGGCTTGTGAATCATTTCCAGGAAGACCAGGAACCATCTGATTCATGTTTTGCTGAAATAAGAATCCCAGATAAACTCCACGAGCAGGGTCGCCATTTATAAACCCAACTACAACCTCATTGTTGATATCCGGTGGAACAAACCACATACCATAACTTTTTTGGGTACTGGTTACACTGTTGTCATTTTTGTTATTAATTACATTTGTGGCACCGGCAAATGGAGAAACATATGCAACTGTGTACCATGTTGTAGGATCGTTGGGATTTGCAGACAGTTCTGGTATCCAAACTTTTAAACGCCCCATATACAGGGCATCACTGGTGTCTTTAACAAATCCAGTATAAAGTTTGTCTTGTAATACTGCACGACCTGCAGGCTGTAATTCAAACTCTTTGGGAGTTTCTATATTTCTTGACCATGTAACCATGGCAATATTTATAGAGCATTTACAAGGTTATGTTACGTAATTGGTGTAACAGGGGGTTGAATTTGAGCAGAAGCCTGCTGTCTAGCAGCATTCGTGGCTGCAAGTTGTTGATTCGCGGCATTTTGCACACCCTGAATTGTGGCAGCAAGTGGAGTATTGTTTGTCGTTGCACCTGAAAGATCAGGAGGACTTGTAAGAGGGTCTCTTACCGCTTCTAACTCCTGTGTAAAGACGCCATTCTTGAAGTTGCTTTTTAGTTTAATAACCTTGTAGAATCCATTCCACATTATGGTGTGGTCATTGAAATCCATGAATCCAGTGGTTTCATTATAGGTTGTTCCGGTTCGCATAGTGAACACATATCCACAATCTCCACTGAACCACCATGCTGAGTCATTTCTGCCATTGGGTGCCGGTTGGTTGCCATCGCCTACTAGGTTCTTTTCATCAAGATTGCTAAATCCCAGCCAATATGGATCGCCGCGAATTTCTAGTTTTTGCCTTGCCAGACCTGCGTCTTTGCATTCATTTAAAATTTGTGCTACTAAACTACGCGATACCTGAATACTATTTGGACCTGCTGCGGAACTGGTGTTTGTTGGACTACCATCCCCGGCTTGTTGACTATTTTGCACAATAGGCGTAACTATTGCTCTGCCACTGATAACCCATGGGTCTGGATTAAACACACTAGAACCAACATCCTCCAAATATGCTGATTGTCTCAGGGTAACATTTGGTGGCGGTTGTTGATTTCCCTGACCTGCGGCTCCACCTGCGGTGGCTCTTGCTTGTGCTCCTGCCGTTGCTGCATTATTGGTTCCATTTACAGCGGCTTGGGCAGCAATTCCACTGCTTGCTGGTTGATTAGTTGTGGCAGTGCCAGTTTGTGTCTGCGAAGTCGCCCCCGATACCTGCTGCCCAGTTTGGCTAGGGGGTCCATTCAGAGAAACATTTTGATTTAATTGTCCAGGTGTGGTAGGTGTTGACGCAACTGTTGCCGGGGCAACAGGATTTAATCCATTCTGTGTAGCAACCCCAACACTGGAGTTATCCAGTTGTGGACCAGCACGGAAATTCCCTATAGTGTTATACCCTAACTGGTCAACTATGCCTGTTTGGGTAGTGTGATTCAGTGTTAGTTCAAACTTACTGATATCCATGTTTTGACCGGTATATGTCCACCAGTAGTGTTTTACAAAGTTTCCTGAACCAACCAATGCAGCCAGTCTCTGTTGTTGATTTCCTGGTTGCCTGGTTTCGGCGGCATTTTTTAAATTTGCTACTGCACGACCTGTGGGATAACGAACTAGTGTATATACTACTGTTCTGGGATAATCGTTGATCTTGGTATCAAACGGTCCATTATGATATGACCAACTGTGTATTACAATTAGATTAGTCATACCATTTACACGCATACTAGCGGAACCAGCGCCGTTACTAGTTCCTGAACTGGGCTCACCAACTGTAAAATTTTGTCCATCTTTTGTGATACTAATCACAAAATTCAAGATGGTCACAAGGTCTTGTCCTCTACCCAATTGAAAGGTAGGAATCCCGCCCTCACCAATTTTCATGCTATTTTGTGCTTGGCTAGTGGTAGGACTTTTATCAAACGCCCAGGATTTAGCGAATGGGGCTGAGAATTTGTAGGTTATTCTGGGTTTTTTATCTTCATATAAATCGCCATTTTGCTTGGTCCATTCAGCGCCGAGATTATCCAAAAATTGACCTATATTTGATGCTGGTATTGTGAAACTACTGGGCAGACACTGAACATGATCAGCAGCAGCATACATATTATGGCAGAGAAATTCCAGTTTATATGTTGTGCCAGATTCTGTTGTTGTTGATTCTAATTTTTTCAAGGTTACAGCCCAGCATTTATATATACTGTCTAATTGCCCATTAACTGTGCCATCTTCATTGTAGCCCTTGAACCACATATCTATAAAATAACAACTATCAGTGAGATAATTATTGATACCAATGCCTTTACTGGCTACAAATAAATTGTCGGTTAGAGTAAGACCATATGGCTCTACTATAGTCATCTCTGCTGTAACTTCTACAGTCTGTGGTGTTGTTGGGCTTGCTGGCAGGAGTGTATTGATACTAAAATCAACTATATTATACTGTGCGGTTTTGCCACTCTCTGCAATTATTATTTTATTGATACCATTGCGAAATTGTGCGGAGTTGCCACTTTTAATTAGATTTTGACTATCGTTTTGTGTGCACATACTCCATCTAATATGATAGGTGTAATTTGCAGCAGAATCTAAAATATTGGGTTGAAAATTAATTTTTGGTGGCGTGTAGATGCCTGTTGCATTTTGCTGAGGAGTCTGTGGTTGGGCAGCAGGTGCTGTTGTAGTTGCGCTAACATTATCAGCCATTTTTAATATCCATTTACGGGGAGTGCTGTTTTTGCAGGTAGATAAATTTGTATTCCAGCAACCATGTCATATACAGGGTCTTGGATTACATCTGGATTCCTCATAGCAAATACCCACCAATATCCTGTTGTTCCATATAAATCATTGCTCAGCAAATCAGGTCTATTTTCATAATTTTTAGTAACAGTAAAATAGGTGTCGTTTACACTTGCAGTAATCATCACCCGGTTATCCCAGAAATCAAGATAGGGTAAATGATTATAAGTCTGTATTGTGGATGAATAGGGACTTGTGGGATTGTAAGTTGCCTGTGTCATACCCATGTCCCCTGTGATAGTAATGCACCTGTTCTGAATTGATCCAGATTAAATGCACGCAGTCTTTGTGGTGTATTTTGTACAGTTAATTGAACGCTTATCGAAAATAGTGCTGGTAGCCATGCATATCCTTGACTTGATGCTGATGTGCTGTTGTTTCCTGCTACTGATGGGTTATAGCCGTTCAACTGGCTGTTGTTTATCGTGCCAAATAACGATGATTGTACTATGGTTGCTGGTGGTTGCGTATTGATAGTAGAAGAGTTGGCGGAAATTCCAACATAATCCACATCCTTGGGTAAAGTCACTGAAAATTGCGTCACAATGACTGGTAGTGCATTAAACATCCATTGTCCATAGGCATCAAATAACAACACGGGTGGAGGCTGTCCGGGATTTGGTCCACTGCCAAAATCCATTTTAGATACGGTTCTTAAAAAATGTATGCATGCCAGGGAATACAAACCTTCTGTTTGGTTTTGAACAGTGAAATCACCTTCCACTGTTAATTTTAGTGCTGGAGTTTTACTGTAAGAATAAAAATCCTGGTTGGCATGTACTATTTCCATTGATGTATAAGAAACATCTTGACTGTAAGTTATTGTTGGTTGGTATGGAAATATCAAACCAGTGTCTTTTAGTGGTTGCATCAGCCCAGTTGAACCTAATACTTGACTCATAGCATTAGGTTTTGGTCTCAGCCTTACTCTCCGCCCTGCTGCATCATTTAGATTTTGTTGAGCCATAGGAGGTGCTCCAAGTCCTGGGCTCTGTGTCAAAGGTGGCATAGGAGCAGATTGTGGGGCTGGTATAGGTATATTGGTTTGGGTACTACTTGCTGAAACAGTTGGAGTATTATCTCCAGATAATGACGCACTTTGTGATGCAGCAGGCTGCGGAGTTCCACCAGGTGGAATCGGTTGCTGAGAACTTGAAGATGAAATAAGTGACATGTGATAATTATCTAATAACAATATTTATCACCAATATTAACCCGTTGTTCTAACGATATTTTTGACTACAAATGTATAAATTGATACAATTATTAAATAATTTTATATTTTAAGGAAATACATGTCTGTTCAATCTCCCCAACCCAAAATAAAGTATCTAACTAACAAAGATTTAATGGAGGAGATTCATCGTAGTAAGTTATCATTTTGTTCATATGTTGAAGACAAATATAGTAGATATGATTTCATAGTTGCCGATGTAAGTCAAATTACACAGGACAGAATTGAAATTGAACGAGCAAAAAAACTCACAGAATTACAGGCAGCAGAGAAAAAAGCCAGTAATGTGCGCAACAATAAAGAATTCAAAAGCAGCCTCACCATTGATGATGTTCCGCCTGATAGTATTGTTGTTAGAGTGATGACATATGAACATATTCCATTAAACCCTGAAAAAGAAGGCAAGGCAAAAACCATCAAGGATTCGCATGCCAGATGCAACTTTCCCCCATTTCAACATTACATAGTGCGTGACAATGAAGTCATATGTGTTCTAAAGAGTCACTGGCAGGGTGGTTTAGAAAATGGACATTTTTGTAAAGACCACGGAAAAATGACCAATAATCTAGCACTGATGTTTATGAAATTGGTGGATAGATATGGGCATCGTGGCAATTGGCGTGGCTACTGTGTTGATACAGAAACCGAGGCATTGACCCAACGAGGGTGGCTAAATTATCAACAATTAACTATAGATGATATCATACTGTCATATGATATAGAAGATGGTAATCTAAAATGGTCAAAAATTAAATCTATATTTAAAGACCATTATGAAGGAAACATGTTTCGCATGACTGTAACTGGCATGGATGCACTTGTTACACCGGGGCATAAATTCGTAACGCAAGATGGATTAAAAAAGACAGAATACCTTCTTGAAAAAGATAGACTAATACTTATGGGTAACTCTGTAAAAGATAATAATTTTCAAAAATATCCCGATGAATTGGTTGAGTTGATAGGCTGGGTAATCACCGAAGGTAATTTTTATACCAGAAAAGACGGAACATCATATCAGCGTGTAACTATCTATCAAAATGAAGGAGAATATGCAAATCGCATCAGGTTCTGTTTGAATGCATTGAATATGTCTTTTAGTGAATACAGTAGAAAACGAACAAAAAACTATCAAATAGCGTTCACATTATCTAAGGATGCTTCGCAAAAAATCATTTCTATAATTAATCAAAAAAACTTGACCATGGATATAATTCTATCATTGGCACACCATCAACGAGAATTATTAATTCAAACTATGGTTTCTGCTGATGGTTGGGTACGCGGAAACACGTTTAGTTATTGTCAAAAAAACAAAGAGCACATGGATATGTTTTTGGCTCTCTGCACGATATCTGGATATCAAGCTTCCTGTAAAAAAAGAGAAATAATAACAAAAGTTAATAAATTAACATCCTATATCTATGAGGCAAATGTTTTTTCAAGACAAAAGCATTCGGTTGTAGAAAACATTAACTTTCATGGAGCAAAAAGAACTGGAAAAGAAAATGGTACATTGGGAAAAGGTAAGATATATCATCCAAATGAACCAACAGTTCCTTATGATGATATGGTTTGGTGTCCTCAGACAGAATATGGAACATTTGTTGCCAGACGAAACGGGAAGATATACCTAACAGGGAACACTTATCTCGAAGAAATGAAAAGTCAGGCACTACTTCAGTTAAGTTTAGTTGGATTGCAGTTTGATGAAAGTAGAAGTGAAACTCCAAATCCATTTGCTTATTATACACAAACGATCACAAATTCCTTCATGAGAATTCTAAACCTAGAGAAAAAAAATCAAAGTATTCGTGATGACATGTTGATTATGGCTGGGTCAAATCCCAGTTACACACGCATGGTAGAGAACGAAATAGCACAGAAGAAAGATGTCTAGTTAATTTGCCAGGTTGAAATCAAAGTCTTTATACATTAAAATAAGATTTAGTGCTATAGGGACAATCAATGGCTTCTACCCCCGACTTTTCTCATGTTGCGGTTTTTACAGATTTACATTATGGTTTGCGAAACAATAGCCGGGACCACAATGAGTCCTGTGAACGGTTTATCAGGTGGTTTATTGAACAGGCTAGGTCTAGAAACATAAAAACCTGCATTTTTGGTGGAGACTTTCATCATGTCCGAAGTGCTATCAATATTACAACACTAAATTATTCCGTTAATGGTCTTAGACTGTTAAATGATTATTTTGATGATGTGATTTTCATTCTTGGAAATCATGACCTGTTTTATCGTGACAAGTTGGAAATGCACAGTTTGCCGTATATCACCCAGTTTCCCAACATAACGCTAATTGATACAATGCAGGAAATTAATCAGGTGGCATTTGTGCCATGGTTGGTAAGCGATGACTGGCAGCGTGTGCCAAATCTGCGAGCACCGTATATGTTTGGACATTTTGAACTGCCACGCTTCAAGATGAATGCCATGGTTGAAATGCCAGATCATGGGTTACTAAATGCCACACATTTCGCAAACCAACAACAGGTATTTTCTGGTCACTTTCACAAGCGTCAAAACAACGGTAAAATCTGGTATATTGGCAATGCTTTTCCGCATAATTATGCAGATGCCTGGGATGATGAGCGTGGCATGATGTTCTGGAAGCCAGGGGAGACGCCGGAATTTGTTGCATTCCCAGACGCGCCCCGTTATAGAACTCTGGGATTGAGCCAAGTTGTGGAAAATCCAGAAAAGT